TCTAAATTCTCTGATAGTTTCATTTCTTAAATATCTTTTCAGCTGAGGTTAATCCTAAACATCCAAAAGCCAATAAGGCTACTGATTCTACTAATATTGTTGATGGTGCAGTGTGTTCTTCACTAAACGAATTATGGTACATTGTAACACATAAAGCTATTACACATAACAATCCACATAAACGCTTCATGCTTAGACTTCCACTTTCATCACAAAAAAACTGTTTCATATTATTTAATTTTAAAGTCCTTATTAATACCTATAGAGTATGATGCAAATGTATCTCCAAAAGCACTCTGAGCACCATAACTTAAAACAAATGAATATTCTTTTTTTAATGGTATTGTATAATTGAAATCATACTCCATCGTAATATCTTTATGGTAATAAAAATATCCAATTGCTGCACTTACGCTAAACCTTTCATAAATAGGAAAGGTGGCCATAGCTTCTTGATAAAAATCCTTTCTGTCAAATGTCCACCAACCACTATTAATTCCCACTGCTGTATTCCCAAAATACTTTCCCACTTCAATAGTTCCACCTAATAAGTTTTTAGTGTCCTGAAGCTTAGTATCAAACGCTACATTAGGAGCAGCCATTATATAATACTGAGCCTTTGATTCTAAAGCAATAAAAAATAATAAAATAAATATTAATCTCATTTCTGTTTAACTGCCACTTTTCTTACTGCCACCTTTTTAACTGCCACTTTTCTTAGTGGTTTCTTTGGTAAAGCAGGTTTCTTAAACATATCATAAACAATAGAACCTAACAGAGTAATAGCAAGTGCAATTGCTCCTATTATAAAACTAGAAAACTTATCAAGAAGAGAAATCATTTCTTTGGTTTCTCTTGCTCCAATTTTAGTTTGTATATCTATTAATTCATTTACATATTTTAATACAGGATAGATTTTTGCATCCATTTCTTTAGCTTCATCATCTGTAATAATTTCATCTAAAGTAATTTTTACAAAGAATTCATCTGCTATCTCAATATACATTTCAGCTTTTTGGCTTATTTCTTTTTCTTCTGGAGTTTGATATGTATTTAAATAAGCAGCCCACATTGTATCTGTTATTTCTTTTTCTTTTTGAATAGAAATTAAATCAATCTTACCACCCTTTATTACTTTAATTTGATCTTGTATAGTTGATCCATAATAATCAAACTTCCTACTTAGGTAAGGTTGTGGAACTAATCTATCTTCATAAATACTTGTAGCACTTTGCTTTATAGTATGTTCTACATATTTACCAAATCCTGCAATAGCTAAAATTATAGCAGTTAATATAATGAGTAATATATTTTTCATTTCCTTCTTCTTGTTGGTTTAGGTTGCTCTTTTTTTATAAAAGACATTGGGTCAGCAGCAAACTGTCCACTTAGTTTTAGCACTCCATTTATAATCTCAGGACTGTTTAACCCAACCAGTCCATAAGTAATAGCTTTATACATTGAACTAATCTCAAATTGCTCCATCACAAACCATGCAATCAAAGATGCTATCATTGCACTTATCATCTTTTTTGTTACATCTATTCCTGATTGATTCTCACTTGTTGTAACAAGTCGAGCAACCATTCCAGCTGCACCAATGAGTAAAACTACCCACCCCCCCTCTAAAAAATTTTTTATAAAATTTTCCAATGTTATCTTGCTTAAACTTTATAATTTCAATGAATACCCTATTGAATATCCTGACATTCCATATCCAATATTAAATAAGCCTTTCTTACGTGTCTTTAAACTTATAATGAAGTTATGATTCACTTGTGCGTAATCTGTGCTTATATCGCTTCTTATTCCTAAATACAAAGCAGCTTTAGGTTTGGCTTCTATATTATTAGTGATTGTTATCGTTTTTTCTTGTACTTGTGCTTTAAATGATCTCCCAATGATTTTATTTTGGCTGATGGTATCTTTGATAACGTAAAGGTTATTTTCTTGCTTAATAGAGTCTGTATATTCTTTAACTTGGTTATAATCTTTAACAATATAGGCTGTATCATGTTTTTCTTTATAAATATTAGTGAAAATGGTATCTAAAACTTTAAAAGGTATGTTGTCTCCTTTAGTATATTTAGTTAAAGTTTTAGTAGTGACTATTGTATCTATTTTAGTTTTAGTGACAGTGGTTGTTGGAATTCTAAATTCAAACAAAAACAAAGACAATAAAATTAAAATAAATATTATTCCATTCTTAATCATTTTATTTTATTAGTTGCTTTAATGTAATACCTAATGGCAAAAAATCCACTTATTATAGCTACCAGAGAAGCTATTAAAGTTACCATTGGTTGTATATCAGCAATACTTAGCATTGCACCTGATACACTTATTGCAGTCGCAAAATCAGCGTTAGTATTTGTCATCTTTTAATTTGGGGAATTTAATTTTATGTGTAGAAAGGCAATCTACACTATGAGTAACAAAGCTAAGTATTAGTTTTGAGAATTGCAAATGTTTTTTTACATTTGATGAATAAAACCAATGATTATGCCTTACAGTTTTACGTATTTCAAACCAGAAGTTAAAGAATGGTTTATTTCTAATGTACCCATCTCATACAGAGTGTTAGATGTAGGCCCTGGAATAGGTACATACTCAGATATTTTACGTTCATCAGGATATAAATTAGATGCTATTGAAATCTTTGAGCCTTATATTGAGAAATACAATCTTAAAGAAAAATATGACAATGTTTATATTGGTGATATTACATTATTCAATATTGATGATTATGATTTTATTATACTTGGAGATGTATTAGAACATCTAAAGGTGGATGATGCTGTAAACTTGATCAATTCAATTATTAATAGTGGTAAGGAATGTTTAGTAGCTGTACCATATAAAATGGAACAAGGAGAACATGAGGGTAATATATACGAAACTCATCATCAACCAGATCTAACAATAGATGTGATGAAAGAGAGATATAGTAAATTAGAATGTATATATAACAATGAATATTATGGATATTATACGTATATAAATATAAAATTTGAAAAAGCATATGTATTATATGCAAATGCATCTTATTTTGACACAGTGCTATCTTGTGTAAAATCTATAAAGACATTTAGTGATGTTCCTGTTATAGTATATATGCTTAATTCTAAGCTAAAGATTGATGGAGCTCTTACAATAAATTGGGAATGTGACGTAGATATCATTCATAAACAGAAATATATAGATAGAAAGGATGATAAAGTGTACAAACTGTTGATACAACGTCCACTTATTGTTAAAGATGCTCTAATGAACTATGCCAAATCTGTTGCTTATATAGATGCAGATAGTGTAGCTACAAAATATGTAGACAATATATTTACAATGTTTGATAATAAATCTGTTCATCCATATTTTGTAGAAGGTATGTATGAATATTTATTAATTAATGGTAAAGGAGGAGCAGCTAGTAGAAAAGATCTATCTACAACACTAGAACATCCAGCATGTGAGTTATTTAATGTTAACCAATATGTAAGACAGAAATATAGACAAACTGGTTATTTTGTATCTGGACAGAATTGTATAGAGTTTTTAGATGAGTGGTATAACATGTGCATTCATCCAGAAGTGTTAGCCCACCATACGCATTATGCTCCCTATCATGAAGAAACTATTGTTAATGTTTTATTGTGGAAGAAGAACATACATACAGGTCTTCCTTACATATATATGAATGGATCATATGATACTATTAATGAAGTGTATGACACTATTGGGTTTAATGGTAAAGATAATACTGTTAGAGAATGGGTGAAGATTCCTAAGACTAAATCAAATTTATTATTCTTTCATGGAGAAAAAGATTCTGTAATAATGAATAAAATGATAGCTAAACTAAATAGTAAATTAAAAATATTGTTTTTAGCACCCCATTTATCTACAGGAGGAATGCCAGCATTCTTATTAAAAAGAATAGAGGCTTTGAAAAGCAATAATGATGTAGAAATATTTGTTGTAGAGTATCAATGCTATAGTATTGATTATGTTGTACAAAGAAATCAAATAATGAACATTGTTAATCCAAACTTTCGTACACTATGGGAGAATAAAATGGAACTGTTTGATGTTATAAATGATTGGAAACCTGATGTTATTCATATAGATGAAATGTCTGAGAGATTAGATAGGGAAATGATCGTATCATTATACAATCATAACAGATCATATCGTATCATTGAAACTTGTCATGATGTATCATTCACTCCAAATGATAAAATGTTTCATCCAGATGCATATGCTTTCTGTACACCTCATCACTTAAAGACATTCAATAACACCATTTCTTATAAACAAGTGATTGAGTTTCCAATAGAGGATTTGAAGAATAAAAAATGTATATGGGATGAAGCTATGATGGATCTAGATTTTGATTTCTCAAAAGAACATGTTGTAAATGTTGGACTATGGACTTCAGGAAAGAATCAAAAAGAAGCTGTTGAACTAGCAAGACAAATGCCTGATGTACAGTTTCATTTTATAGGAAACATGGCTCCTAACTTTAGAGACTATTGGCATCCAATAATATTAGATCTTCCAGATAATTGTAAAATATGGGGAGAACGTGATGATGTTTATAAATTCTTAATGGCCTCAGATGTATTTATGTTTAATAGCACTTGGGAATGTAATCCTTTAGTTATTAGAGAAGCTATTGGTCATGAGTGTAAAATATTAGCTAGAGATTTGCCACAATATTGTGGAATGTTTGATGGATACATTACACCAATAGGTGATAATTTAAAAGAACAATTAGAACAAGCATTAGAAGAACCTGTTACATACACTATTCCTACTAATCAGTTTATTAATTTTAGAGACAATCATATTGCTTTATATAAACAAGTGGTTAGTAGTGCTACCCAGATGAGTAATGTAAGTATTAATCAACATTTTGTCAACAATCCATTTCTTGAAATAAAAGGAACTTCTGATAGTGTATTTAAAATATGTTTTTATGATGAACATAATATTTTACAATATGAAAATACTATAAAAGCTAATCATTGGGTGAAGCTCAATAGACAATGGTATACTAAATGGTCAACTAAAGTGTGGGAGAACAATGAGGTGATATATAATAATGTATTAAGTCTAGAAAACAAAAGAGTTTATATTGCTTTTGATAGCTCTTCTCTTGGAGATACTATAGCCTGGATACCTTATTGTTTAGAGTTTAAGAATAAACATAATTGCGATGTTATTGTAAGTACATTCCATAACTATTTGTTTGAGAGTGTGTATCCAGAACTTGAGTTTATAAAGCCAGGACTGCCTGTTAATAACATCTATGCTCAATACACTCTTGGATGGTTTTATAATCTAGATAAAGAACCAGCTTTACCAAATACAATACCACTACAACAAACAGCTACAAACATCTTAGGACTAGACTATAAAGAAATCAAGCCTCGTATTGCTGTAAAGACTCATGAGAAGCCAGTGGAGAAATACGTAACTATAGCTACCAATTCTACAGCAGGATGTAAGTTCTGGACTAAAGAAGGATGGCAAGAAGTGATTAATTTTCTAGTTGATAAGGGATATAAAGTGATTAATGTTTCCAAGGAAAAGAATCCTTTTGATAACTGTACACAACTAGAAGACTATTCTATGGATAATACTATAAACACTATATATTATAGTGAGTTCTTTATAGGATTATCTAGTGGTTTAAGTTGGATGGCTTGGGGAATGGGTAAACAAGTGGTGATGATCTCAAACTTCACAGAAGAAGATCATGAGTTTAAATGTATCAGGATAACAAATGATACATTGTGTCATGGATGTTGGAACAGTGCTGATTATAAATTTGATCGTGGGGATTGGGACTGGTGCCCTAGACACAAAAATACCCCTAGACATTTTGAATGTCATAGGGGTATATCTGCAAAACAAGTGATTGATAGTTTAGTCTTTCTGAAACACTTGTAACATTTGTCCTTTAGCTAATATAGTGAGAGATTCATTTTCTTTAATAAAGGTTTTAAGAAGCTGTTGATCAGACGTATCTAGATCAATAGTTTCTCCTTTATTTAAATTCAATGCCATTTCCCAAAACTTCATAGCATCTCCTTTTGGTTGTTGTACTAAAGATGCTGCTAATAATTTTCCTGTATTAGCATTCTCAATCTCTTGACCATCTAGATCAACAAGATTAAAATTAAAATTTAATTTCATAATGATTTTTTGTTAGTTTTTATTTACAAATGTAAATAATAATTTATTCAATTACAACATTTTCTGTTGTTGTAGATGTTGTTGTGGTAGGCTCTAACGTAGTTGTTGTACTTGTTGTAGGAGGAACGTAATCACCTGTAATAGTTAAATTAAGTTGTTCTGCTACCCAATCCCAAGCATATTCATCTATTGTCCATTCAGCATAAGCCTCACCTGACATAGTCAAATTGCCTTGTGATAGCTGATTTGCTATATTACCATCAACTGTGCTAAACAATCCCCACCAAAAGGTAGCTGAATTATTTAGTTGAACATTAATAGCATAAGTATTTAATACTGATGCTTCTTGGACTGTGCCGTTATCCCATATAGAGATAGGTTGGATATTTTTCATAATTATTTATTTTCTAGTGTTTTGATTTTTTCTGATAATTCTTGAATGGCTTTGAATGCTAAAGCAATCATATTTGGATATGACAATGAGTTTGGAAGTCCTTCTTCATTATAATTTACAAATTCAGTTAATCCTAAATCATGAATTTCTTCAGCTATTAATCCAACGAATTGTTTATCTCCATCTACTTCAGATATACCTTTATAATATACAGGTCTTAGTTGATTAACAATATCAATACCTTTGTCGTAATTAGATATGTCTTTTTTATATCTAAGAGAAGAAGTATTTATATAAATTCCATAACTTGAAGCAGGATTAATCCATGTGTTTGGTGAGTTACCTGTTGTAAAGTTGTTTATCTGAGGAAATGAAACTAAGGCATCACCTCTTACTCTAAATAATGAAGCAAAACTTGAAGATTCTATACTTACAGGAAAATGTGAGCTTGTTGAACCTGCAGCAATATATAAACCATATCCAGCATCAATTATTTGAGTTTGATAACCATTATCTGTAGTAGTATTAATTAGTACGTTACCAACTGATGTTATACGCATACGTTCAGCACCACTACCTCCGTCTGCTTTAGTAACAAATGCTAAATAACCTCCACCTGTATTTGTTGCACCAGCATTAGTTGTAAAGCCTCTAATAGATGCTATACCATATCTACCAGAACCACCAGTACCTGCATTTGAAGTATTGATAAAATCTAAAGAACCAATAAATGCGTCAGTTGCAGTTGAACTTGCAGCTAATTCGTGAGAAGTACCACCTGCTCCATATTGAGTTAAATAACGTATAGCACCATATCCTGCCCCATCATATCCTGGACTTTGAGTTCCAATCCCTACGTTACCACCTGTTGTTATTGTTAATCTTTCTGAACCACCAACCTCAAATGCTAAAGGAACATAAGAACCAGCTCCAACATACGAAGTTGCTATATAACTCTTTGTGCTACCTGCACTTAAATAAACTGTATTAGTACCAGCACTAGTAATTGATGCTACATTCCCATTTACTAAAAGTGCATAACTAGCGTTATTTGTTGCACCATTTACATTAACCGATGAACTAAACGTAGCTGCTCCTGCATATAAACCTGCATACCCATTGGCATCAGTTAATAAAGTAAATGAAGTTGCTGCATCTGAACCATATTGAATTCTTCGTGTTGAAGCAACACTCCCTATTGTGAATCCATATGTATCTGAACTTTTAATAGTTGAACTAAACGTAGCTGCTCCTGTGGTCTTTGTTATAGTTACTCTTGTAGCTACTCCTGTTTCATCTATGTTTAAATCACCATTACCATTTATATTTATACCAAAATTAGCAGTTGGACTAATAGACCTAAATAAATTAATATGTGAATTATTATTATTAGTTATAATTACACCACCTGTTGCTGCACTTGTTAATGATAAATTTCCTGTTAATGTCTTAGCACCTGCAAAGGTTTGTGTTCCCGTAGTTACTACACCTCTATTAGTTGCACTTGCATCAGGTACGTTTAACGTAATTACAGGCGTTGTAGTGCCATTTGCTACTGTAGATGATAAGTCAGTACCGCTTGTACCTAAAGTTAAAGCAGCAACGCTTGTAACAGTTCCTACACCTGCTCCACCTACTAAAGCTAGAGTTCCTGTAGCATCAGGTAGGGTATAGGTTCTATTAGTGTTATTTGTTAAGCTGTCAAACCTAAATGAAAAATTCTTATAAGTAGATACTCCTGTGTAACCATAGAAATCAAATAAAACTCCTGAAGAAGCAATACTAGAATAGCCGTTACCCTTTGGTAGATAAGCTGCATCTTGCCTCATACTTATAACACCACCTAATGCTGGTGCTCCAGCTGCAACTAAATATCTAGACGTTAAATCAAATGTACCTAAATCAACACTTTGAGTAGCTCCTGTGTATGGAACATATCCTGAAACACTTGGAATGTCACTTGTTAA